CCCCGAGGCGTAATGTCAATCTTGATCGTGCCGGTTTTCATCGAGGGCGTTATATGGGGAGTCGTCACCTTTCACGACAACAAAAACGAGCGTCATTTTGACGAAGGCTGCACCGCCCTGTTGCGGGCGGTAGCCCGCCTGTGCGTCTCCACAATCATACGCGAGGAAAAGACGAAGAGCCTCGAAGCGGCAATGGAATCCCTCAAGCGCCGCGAAATGATGACGCATGCGCTCAACATGGCTTCAATCATATTCCTCTCCGAGAACGAGAAAAATATTGCCGACATGATGCACAGTGGCGTCAGCCTGATAGCCGACGTGGCGGACATTGACAGGCTGGCCCTATACCGCAACCATGCGGTGCAAGAAAAAATGTATAGCTCCCAAGTCTATCGCTGGACCAAGAACGAAGGCGGAAGCACTGAATTGGTGGAAGGCTTTACGGATCTTCCTTTTGCAGAGATGGCGCCAAACTGGGACACGCATTTCACAAACACGATTTCAGTGAACAGCCCCTCAAGATTGCTGGACGACCCCGAAAGGGCCACCCTGCTAAAGTTCGGCATCTTGTCCGTGGTGGTCATAATCATATACATAAACAACATTTTCTGGGGGTTCGCGATTTTTGGGGACACGCGCAGGGAGCGCCGCTTCGAGGATGATGTCGTCGAAATGCTGCGCTCTGCCGCGTTTCTGTTCGCCAACGCCTTCATTCGCGCCGAAGCGGACTATGACGTATTCACGGGCATTTACAACAGGCAGTTCTTCGACCGGAGCATAAAAAGCGTCATAAAGCAGCACTCCCGCGCGGAGGACACGCTGAGCCTGATGATGATAGACATAGACTGCTTTAAGCAATACAACGACAGCCGCGGTCACGTCGAAGGAGACAAGTGCATCAAAACTGTCGCCAAGGCCCTCGACCAGTGCCTAAAAAGGGAGCATGACTTTGTCGCCAGATACGGCGGCGACGAATTTGTCGTGGTCCTGCCCAACACCCCCGAAAATGGCGCACGGAAAATGGCCGACAAAATGTTGAAGGAAATACGGAACTGCAATCTGCCGCATGAAAAAAACGAAGCGGCTGATCGCGTGACCATTTCCATCGGAGTCACCACCGGCAAGGTGTCGCATACAGACAAAGCCAACGACTTCGTAAAAAAAGCCGACGAGATGCTGTACGAATCCAAGAGGAACGGCCGCAACCAGTATTCCTTTGGCGCCAAGCCGCCAAGCGGCGAGCGGATTTGAGCCGCGCATCCCCCCCCATCGAAATCATCTCAAATTAACAATTGACAATGGTGACAGCCCGCATCATTAATTTGCCCTAGCCCCTAACTCCCGGCCCCTAATTCCCCCCTATTGTTTTTTTTGGGTTTGTGCGATAGGATAAATGATGGTACGTTGTACCAAAGTACCGAGAGGGCAAATTACTGGCCCAAAAGTTGCAAGATGAAGCATGGAAATGCCAAAAAAACAACTTCGCGAAAGTTGACTTAGGAGGATACATGAGCGAAAACACAGAACAAGCCGGAAGCATCGTCATCGGTAGTGATGTTTCCATAAAGGGTACCCTCAACGTCCCCAACAGGGCGGTCGTGAACGGCTCCATAGACGGCGAGATCACCGCCCGCGAACTGGTCATCGGGGCGACGGGCCGCATCGTCGGGCACGCCAAGACCGAGAGGGCTGACGTATATGGCGAGGTCAACCAGACCTTCGATGTCAGCCAGTCGCTGACGCTCCGCTCCACAGGCAGGGTGGTCGGGGTCCTCAACTACGCCGAGATAGAAATCGAAAAGGGCGGCTTGGTAGAGGGCAAGATGACCCAGCAGAGGCCGGCTCCTCCTCCCCCTCCTCCCCCACCGCCTCCTCCCCCACAACCCAAAAAGCCCGAGCAGTACGACCGGCCCGAGGGTTCCGAATCCAACGCCGGGGACGGCGAACAATAAAGAATATGCTAAACCGATGGCAAACCATCGGGGCCTGCACGCTCCGCGCGCTGACGGCTCTTCCTAGGCTGTGGGGCGGTTCCAGACGCTTACACCGCGATTGGGCAGGCTGGCGCCGAACTGGCGCAGCGCACATTGTCGGCAACGAGGCGCCCATCTGCGCTTCCCAGCTCTGATAGGCAGTTTTGCAACAGACTCAAACAAAGTCATGAGGGCATCCAAACATGTTCAACAAATCTAACAACCCCAACGAAAACCAGAGAGGGGGCCAGACTCCCTTCCCCGACTCCCCCGCGCCTTCGCAGTCATCGGCCGGCTACAGCAAGCAGACCGTTGACACGTCCGGCTCAAAGCCTTCGGTCATCAGCGAAGAGACCATACTGACCGGCAACATCAAGACCCCGGGCGCCCTGCACATTGAAGGGAAAGTCCACGGGGACTTAGAAGTAGCCTCGCTCACCATCGGGCCTTCCGGCGCATTCGAGGGCAACGTGAACTGCAGCAACCTGAACATCCGCGGGAAATTCTCCGGCAAGTCGGAATGCAGGGAGCTAGTGGTAGCCTCGTCCGCCCAGATAGACGCCGACATAACCTACCATGAGCTGACGCTCCAGAGGGGCGCGAGCCTGAAGGGCGAGCTGCACGTAGCCAGCCAGAAATAAGATGGCGCCCTTGGCGGCAGGCCAAGGCGACAAAATCGCACATGCAGGACACGCAGCAGCGGCGTCCTGCATGTGCTTGTACTTTATTGGCAAAATCCTGTTGCCGATGCAAGAAATATAGCCCTTCCCGTAGGGAATGGCACGGAGTGCATAGGCTGCGCCAAGAGTGAAGCGAGCCGCCCGGTGGAACGTTGAGGCTACCGTTGAAGCGCAAACCCGCTCGCCGCGATGGTTTAACCGTACCTCCACAGGGCGGGGAGCGGAACGGGCAGCCGAATCTATGAGCGTCAGAGCGAATCAATAGGGGAAACGCTATAACTGCCATCTATCCTCCGTTCACCATGCCAAGGAACTCTTCCATTTCGGCATCGGTGCATTCGTCCAGCATCTTGGGCTTTGGCTTTGGGCCGATGCCCATGTAAGCGGCCAGAAGCAAGTGCGGCGGGGGGCTGGCCCCCCAGTAAGCTATCAGGTCCATCGCCTCGACTAGGGTCAGTTCCCGGTCAATGTATGCGAATGTCCATCCGGTGGCGGTTGCTATTAGCCCGTAGATGTCGCGCCAAAACTCTGCGGGCTGGCTTCCCCCTGCTGGCCGTCCTTCCGGCTCAGGCCGGACAGCTTGATTATCTGCTGGAACAGTTGCGCCACGTCAGCCAGCATCAGGCCATCTCTGAGCTGCTCCATTGTGACGCTCGGATCGGCTTTGGCGATGCTCCTGTGGCAAACGGACAGCATCTTGTCCAGCGTGTCGTCTTTCAAGATGTCACCGCCTGCTATCTGGTCTATCAGCGGCATCACATCATAGCGCAGGGTGCCGCATGGCAAAGCCGTTATGGGTATGTCCAGCCCGGCTATGTGGGCGGTGGCGGTCAGTGTGGGGAAGTCCATCTCGGCTCCTATCTGTTCTCGAATGTGGCGGTCAGCACTTTGCCGGTTTCATCGGCGTATGCGCTCATGTCCAAGTCGGGGATAGTAAAGTCCTCGTTCTTGTAGCCAAAGCCCAATTTGTTGGCAGTGACCCTTGGGAACAGCCACGTTTGCTTTAAGCCCTTGTAGTTGGCCTCGAAGGACAGCGCAAAGTCGGGGCTTTCGCCCATCGCCATGTTGTTCAGCGTTATCTCGGTGGTGGTGCCCTGCGTGGTGGCATTCGCGCCAAAGAAGATGTTGTTGAACAGCTTGCCGTCAATGACGGCGAACTTGGCCTTAATTGAGACTTTGCCCTGAGTGCGGGCGATGGCGACTGGAAAAAGATTCTCGCCGCGCAAGTCCTTGTCGGAAAAGCTGATGTCAATCGTCACGTCTTGGACGGTGCCGAACTGGACGGGGTCTCCGACTTTAGGGGTGGCCATGAGCCTCCCGGTTCCGAAAGAGTAAGCGTTACTCATTGTCATTCTCCTTGTTTGTGTGGGCCCTCTTGGGGCGTTTGGTTGTCAGTGTGTGGTCTGGCTCCGCGTCCGGCTCGGTCTGTTCCGATGGCGCAAAGTCCGGCGGCGGGGCGTCTGTTTCGGCAAAGCCCTTTTCCAGCAGATAGGGGATGTCGGGGCTGCGCGGGTCAACTTCTATCAGGCCATCGGCCACCGGGTAGGCGGCTCTGTGCGTTTGTATGTGGGTCATTCCGGGGGGTGCTTTTAGTTTCATGGGGGCTCCGTGTTAGTGGTCAGTTTAGGGGTTAGGGTTCAGGGGCTAGGGGTTAGGGTAAGCAAGGATGCGGCTTCGCCGCGTTGGTATTTTAGTGGGGGCATCCACTGCGGTTGGCGCCCCCTGATCCCTAATCCCTGTACCCTGATCCCTAACATCATGGCTTCCATATCCTCTTTCTGAGTGGGGCCCAAGCTGTGCGGGCTAGGTCGTACAGCTTCCGGGCGGCGTTTGTGAATGTGAGCATGGCGGACAGTGACAGCGATGCGGCCAGTGTCATGGGCCAGTGGCGGGCCAGCGATCCAAGCAAGTTAATGGCGGCTGCCATGCGCTTGCCGATGTGCAATTGGCGGAAGGGATAGGCGGCGATTGTAGCCAACAAATCAATTGTTTTTGTGACTGCTGATCCGATTTCGGCCATTATTGGCAGTTCAACGGACAAAACGACTATATAAGACAATGCTTTGTCCAGTGATCCAACAATCACCTGCGAAAGTGTAGCCAGTGACTTGTAAACCAGCTTTCCAACTGACGATGCAAGCCGCTTGCTTGCAAAGATGGCTATGGATATGCCTTTTTCAACTGCTTCCAAAATGGAAACAGTTGCCTTTATCAGCATTTTCAGCGTCTTTTGCTGGCCGATGAACGGCGCGATGGACGTGCAAGCCTCTAGCAGCATGTAAATCGCCGCGCCGATGCCCAGCTTGGCCGTCAGGCTGGAAACGGCTTGCAATATCCTCATCAGGCACCTATGCAGGGCAGTCTTGACGGCGATGCTGGCCCTCATCGTCTTGCCGATTAAGCGAATTAACAGCCCGTTCACGGCCACAGATGCGGCCAGTATCGCGCCACGGAAGCGGGCCATGCTTGCATACTGCGTGACGGAAGTGTACAGCAGCACCGGGACGAACCGCCACTTGCGGAAGTCGATGCTGGCCGTCAGCTTGGACTTCAGGACAAAGAAATACGTTACAAGCGTCCGCGTGGATAGGGTTACAGCCGCCCTTAGATGCTTCAACGCCATCTTGTTTGTCGCGGCGGCGGAGCCGATGGCCGCGTCCATGCCCAGCCACAATCCCTTCCAAAGGATCACCCCAACAATGCTTGTAGCCTCTAACAGCCTAGCTGCAAGCATGATTCGGGTCAGCCTCGGTGCCGCGCTCTGTCGGGCGGACAGATGGAGCCGCGCCGCCTTTGCGATGGCGGTGGCGATGGACACGCCAGCGTCCAGCAGCCGCTTGGCAAGCATGACGGATTCCAGCGCGGAATCCAATATGGTCTGCGCCAATAGCTCTATGAGTGCCAGCTTCCTGATGGAGGGGGCGGCCGTTAGGGACGCTGCGCGGCGCAGGCGGATGGCTTTATTGTCCGTGGGTGTAGCCGCCAACTTGCGGGATATGGATATGAAAGCGCGTTTGATGATGTCGGCGGGCGTGTTCAGCGCGGCGAACAGAATCTTGGCGGGGGTGGTAAAGAATGTGGCAACTGGAGACAGAACAGCCGTCAATTGCTTTGCCGTGCCCAGAAGGGTCTGTGCGGACGTGGCGGCGAATGCGGCCATCATCAGCGCAAATGCAAGGCCGACAAAGGGGATCATCGTCACGGCGGGGGCAACGATTGTCTTTGTGCCGCGCTTCCTGATGGACAGTTGGACGGGCTGTATGGCTTCCATCAATTGCAAGAAAGCGTTTCCCCATTGCAATGATGGGGCCGTGGTCGTTGCGGCTGCCAGCAGCTTGCCCAGCCCGCGCCATACTTCCGGCGCCATTCCGGCCACGGCTGCCAATACCATGCTGGGGGCCCTGATTATGTGCGCGGCGGGGGCCATCGCCGATTTAACCAGCTTGCCGATGCAAATGAGCGATGAAGCAAGCGCGTCAATGGGTGCCTCTACCAGCACTGCGAATGCCTTGTTTAGAATGGGTGACGATTCCGCGATGGCCTCCATTGCAATCGCCATTTCGCGTACGATGCCAGCGGCTGCGCCCATCGCCGCCGCCAATATCTTGACCGGGGCGCGGGCTATGCCGCACGGCACGTTCAGCGCGGCCTCGATCAGCATGGGCGTGGTATCCCCCATCTCCCCCGATGTCGCTAGGGGGGCGGTGGCAAGGGGGCTTGATCCAAGGCGCATTCGAGTTACAAGTTACAAGTTAGAAGGGGCCGCAATTCCCCACTTGATTTTTTGTGGGCGCTGGCCGATGATATGGATGTGCGTGGTGACACGGTGACATTCTGCAGGCCGTAGCACGGGAAACCGGAGCGCATTGTGGGGTTAATTGCAGGCCCCACCCATGCACACATATTGGGGCCGCAACGTGCGGCCCTTTTGCTTATCCCCTGCCTCTCCTTACTCTTTCCATATCCCTCTCTGTTTGCCTGTAGAGTGCGGAAAGATATACTTCGCGGCGATCCTGCGTGGCCTTCAGCACCAGCCGGTAGCCTTTGCCGCCGCTTTCCACTAGCATTCTGACGTGGTTGGGGCCATCGGGGAATATTTCGGTGCAGTCCTTGATTTTGTTCAACACGCTGACGTAATCTTCCGCTTTCAGGTCTTTGTGTTTTCCCTGTTTTTCCAGCGTCTCCGCGCTGAATATCAGGGAATCGGCTTCCGTGCCCAGCGCTTCCTTTATGTGGGATGGCAGGTTGGGAATGACAAGGTTGCCTTCGGGCCTGTCGTACCAGCTTTTGAACTCCTTTGCGCCGATGCTGAATGTGGCCTTCGGCGGTGGCGTATCTGGCTGTGAACTGCCCCCACGTCCGCCCATGCTCTTCCCCGGTCGTCATGATGCGCCCCCCGGCCACGCCAGCGTGGGCAGCTCGGCCATCAGTTCCTCTGCTGTTGGCATGGGCCGCTGTTCGTTTTGAACGTCTGCCATGATTGCGTAGAAGCCGCGCCATGTTGCGTCCCTCGCGTCCACGCAGTATTCGCCCTCCAGCCTGAACTGCGGGTCTTGGGATAGGACGTAGGAGCAAGCGGCCAAGATGCCGTCATAGCCCCGCGTCCATGCGAACATGTCCAGCCTCTGCCTCACGGCGCGGTCTAGCTGCATCTGGAGTTCCTCAAACGTCGGGGGCGGCGGGGGGTTCCATGAGCCGTCAAGGTTCCTCACCCAGCCCACCTCCACCTCATCCGGGACGCCGTACGTGTTGGGCTGGGGGGGGTTCAGGGGGTCAAATAGCGGCACGGTTTCAAGAGGCAGCACCACCACCGCCACCTCGCGCCCGTTGCTCATTGCTGTGCTTGCGTATTTCATGGGATGCTCCGCGTTAAATAAAAGTGACAAAGGTGCCGTTGCCAGATACCGTTTTGCAGTACTGCACATTCTTTTGGCTGCCGTCTAGGGAAGTGAAGCGTAAATACCAGTTCTGGTAGCCGCTCGCGCTCTGCTGGTACTTAGTGACGGATGCGACATAGTTGCCCGCGACTTCGTCGGCGCCTGGCGGGCCGGTGGGGCCCTGCTGCCCTTGCACCCCGGCCCTGCCCGTCTGGCCCGCCGGGCCGTCCGCGCCCTTGGCTGCATAGGGCAGCCGCCCGAACCCGCCGCTCATGGCGGATACCCCGCGAATGCGTTGTTGATGTACGTGGTCATAAAGTTGAGGTCAAAGTAGCTGCCATCGTTCTTGGTGAAGCGGAACCACTTCGTCCTGTAAGTCCAGCCCGTGTTGCCCTGCCCGTCATCGTACCAATCGGCGTCATCACCACGGTCGGCCCTGACTATGTACACACTGTTCATTACGCGGGTTCCATTAGGCCCTTTCGCCCCGGCGGGGCCCTTCGTATTGTTGCTGGAGCCAGCGGCGCCCTGCGGGCCAGTCCTGCCGCGCAGCTTGCCTTCCGGGAATGAGTACGTGGGGCTAGGCATGGGTCACTCCACATATCCGTTGAAGTCAAGGACGGCGTACAGATGGAATGTCGTGCCGCCTATGGCGATCTGATAGTCTGTGCGGCCCGGCGTTCCTTCGACCCAAATCTGTTTGCCCTTTTTGTCTGTATTCCAAAAGCCTTGAACTTCCGGGACGACGACCTTGCCCACGCTTATCGGCGCCGCCAAAATGCCCGTTGGGTAGTCGTCCCCTTTCGCGCCCGTGTCGCCAATCGGCCCGTCCGCGCCGGGGTTGCCCACGGCGCCCTGCCGGCCGGGCAGCAGCGTTAATCTGCCCTTGGGGAAGCCGAAGGTGCCTTGGCTCACAAGTCCCCCCCGCTGACAACTGTCGCGTCGAAGCCAGCGGCCAGCGCGACCATCGGGGCGAACTGCAATTTGGCCCCGCTCGGCAGAACCAAGGGCGGGTCGAGAATCCAGTCGCTTGACCAGCCAACGGCGGTGTTGCTCTTGGTTATGGCCGTCACCGCTATCTCGTGGATGCAGCGCGTGTTGCTGGCGGTGTTGCTGCCGCTGTCGGTTATGTATATCCGCAGGGAGTTGGCGGCGGTGGTGGCGTTGGCGATGAACTTAACGCGGTCTATGCGCGTGCCGCCGGGTGCGCCAGTGGCTATCGTCACCATCGTGCCGCTGCCGTCAACGGCTGTGTTGGCTGCCGTGGCCCTGCCGCCGCTGCAAACTGGCACCTGGATGAATTTTGGCTCTGACATGTTATCTCCTTATGTGCTGGCGAATGCGTAAGCGAAAGAATCGCCGCCGCCCAGTCCTTGAAGCGCCTCGGCTGTCAGCGCGGCGTATATCTTTGTGCCGATGGGCCAGTCGCGGGGGGTGGTGCCTTCAAAGCCGCGCTGGTTGGCGTCCGCAAGGAACAGGCTCTGGCCGTCAATGCCCCTGCCGATGACCTTGACTATTTCACGCGCCACGCCGCCAAGCCCATCCGGCCCCTCGAGCACCACCCGCATTTCGCCGATGGGACTGCCAGTGGGGAGCGCGTCAAACATCGCGTTGCTGGTGGCGACTATTACAGCCGCGCCTATGTTGAACGGCGCGGCCAAGGTGGTCATTGCGAAGTTTTGGAATATCTCGGCCATGACTGGCTCCTATGGGACAACGATAGTTATTGGAACAATCGCCACCGCCTGATCGCCCAGCAAGCCTTCATCGGTTTCGATCTCGCCCTCTATGCGGCAGCTTGAAGCAAGCCCGCCAAGGGTGCATTCCGCGCCATAATCGGGATCGCCGTCAATGGGCGCAAGTGCATCGTCTATGGCGTCCAGCAGGTCGTTTTGGCAGGTGCCGTCATTGTTGCGACTGTAAAGGTAAGCCCTGACGCGGATGGTCAATGCGGACAGCCCGCGCCCCTGCCGCTCCACCGCCTGCCCGTCCGCAAGGACGAACAGGGCGGGCTGGGCGGATGCGGGAACGTCCTTCCAATGCTTCAGCCTGCGGTCAAACGTGGCGATGCCGGGGACGGACGCAAGGCGCTGGGCAAGGGCGGCGATGATGGGTTCGCGTTTAGGCATGGTTCTACTCGGTGGCCAGTCGGCGCGTGTTCCATATCCGCTCCCCGCTGGCGCGGGCTCGCTCCATTTCGCTGCGCCTCTTAGCCCATTCGGGCCTTTAGAGTTATGCAAACTGTATCCTCATGGTAAATGCAATGGAATCGCCGCTATTGAGGTTCACGGCTGAAAAGTTGCCTTTCATTATGAGGTTGCCGCTGGTAAGGGCATCGAAAAGCCCGGCGTTGGTTATGGCGCGGTTGGCCGTGGCCTGCAGCGTGGCGATGGCCTGAACCGTGTCGTTGGCGGTGGTGGTCTGGAACTGGCTGACCGCTGCCGCCGCCCGCGCCTCGTTGCTTTCGGTGAACAGGGTGGTGTCGGTTTCGGCTGCCGTGCCGTTGCCGGTGCCCCAGCCGATGAACAGGGCCAGCGGGGGGGCCGCGCTAAGGAATCGGGCGGTTATCACGCCCTTGCCCACGTTTGTCACTATGTTTGCCATGTCTTTCTCCTTTTGGCTGTTAGTTTGTGAATGCCTGCTTTATCGCCCATGCCCATCGCAAGAATGGATTTCTATATGTTCTGATGGTCTGGGGCTTCTCTTTTGTGCCGTCTGCGCGGATTACCTGCATGCTGACCTCGGCCATCCGTGCGTTCACGGGCAACGCCATCGCCCTGCCCCTGCTCTGGGCTGCCAGTTCGCCAGCTTTGATCAGCTTCTTGGTCAGCTTCTCGGCCAATTTGCCAATGCCGATGATTACGGCCGTGACGATGGCCCAGTGGATCAGGGGCAGCGCGATGTAATTCCAAAAATGCGTCATCGCTTTTTGCCTTTGGGCTTTGGAGCGTTGTTTGGAGCGTTGTTTGGAGCGTTGTTTGGAGCGTTGTTTGGAGCGTTGTTTGGAGCGTTGGCGGGTGGCGTTGGCGGATCATTCGGCTTTGGCTCGGTGTTCCCATCGCCATCGCCGCTTTCATCGCCGCTTGGCTCGTTTTCTATGACGGTTCCATCGTCATCTACGATGGCTATCACTTCCACCATGCCGAATGAAGCAGCGATGTCCGCCGCATCGTCTGGAATGTCAAACACGCCGTTTTCGGTGGCGCGGTATTCAACGCCGCCGATGGATATTGAGTGGTATCTGGGGTGCGTCATCCACATGGCGTTATCCGTTTGCGATGTTGGTTATGACGCCCATGCTGAAGGGGGCGAAGTGCTGCAATACGCCGCTGAAATAGACCCCATACTCGAACTTGCGTGACTTGGGCGGCCAGTCAATTTGCGCGTACTCGGCCCGCAGCTTTTTCTGGAATGGATATGCGGTGTTGGGCAGCGGGTACGGCAGGGACTCCGTAAGGAAAAAGATGGTGCCGGGGGCAAGGTTGGGATGCACAAAGATGGGCACTTCCACGCCCATGATCTTGTTGAGGTAGCCGCCGATGCTGACCCCGGCGGCGATCTTGCCTTGTGCAAGCCGTTCCGCGTCCATCGCCCAGCGGATCAGGGGTGCGCCGCTGTTGGCGATGATCTTGCGGGTGATGTTTACGCACTCTTGCGAACTGACCAGCATGATCGTTGGGCTTATGCGGTATAGGTTATAGAATGCGGCGAAAGCCTCTTCCAGTTCCTCTATGCCGCCCGCGCCATCGGAGGTTAGCGGGCTGTCAGCTGGCAGTGTCTTCCAGTATGCCTTGCTGTTTGCCTTGGCAGCTTGGACGAAAAGGCCGTCATAGTCTAGGTGGCTGGTGGAGCAGTCCTGATTGGGCAGTGAACTGGCAAGCTGGCCGGTGGTGGGTATAGCGTCAAAGACGGCTTTGGTTGTCGAAGTGACGGCGCATAGCTTCTCATTCCCCGCCGTGCCAGCGAACCAAGCATAGCCCCAAGCGCCCCGGACAGCATCAACGATGGCGGTTATCCTTGAATTGGCCGCGCCCGTGGTGACGCTGGCTGCCGCGCTCTTTTGCGCCGATCCGCCGCCGAATGTGTCGCTGGTGCCGTCAGCGTTTGTGCGGGTTATCATGCCCGGCACCTGCGCCATCGCGGGGTCGAATGTCTGGCCAGAAATGCCGTTGTTGTGCCCTGCCACGTCCAGATACGCCTGCGGGCCAAGCGCAACGCAGATGACGGAGACAGACGCGCCGCCGGGAATCTTGCCGCCGGTGCCGGAAGCAAGCGCGGGGGTGGGGGTTACACCCAATTCAAAGGTAGTGTTGCCGCCAATGTCGATCATCTCTTCCCTGATCATGGTGGCCTGAAGCAACTGCGCCACGGCCATCGCCTTTACATCCGCAAAGCCTTGGGAAGCCCAGTCCGCCTCGTGCGTGACGAAGTTTTCAAGGCCGATGGTGCGGTAGGCCGCAAAGTAGTCGGCCACCGTCTGGGCGATCACGCCGCCCCTGTTGCCCTCAGACACGCCCGCCCGCTGGTTGGTGGTGTTGATGCCGGTGATGACCTTCCAGTTGGCCTGTATGTTGAACCCGCCCATGACGCGGGGGATTCGGTTCCGCAGGGGGGTCAGGACGGGGTAGTATTCCCCCGCCACCGGCGCCAGGTCATAGGCCATCAGGCCCGTGAGCTGGTCTGTCGGCTGGACGAACAGCTTGGACAGCAAATCTTTGTTGCCGCCGGTCTGTATTTTTTGGAGTGTCGCTAGTGTTTCTCGGTTCATGTGTTCTCCTTCCTGCCCACGGCAGGCGAAATGGCTGGCTACTGCCCGCCGTGCGTTAGTTTGATCAATGCAGCGGCCCGCTGCAGGGGGTCTCTTATGCTGTCCAGCGCGATGGCCTTCTGCGCCAGATCGCCGTCCGTTTCCGCCGTGGCGATGTCATCGCCCTTGCCGATGGCCTTCAGAATGCCCTTTGGCGCGGCTGGCTGGGCTTTCAATTCCTTGATCTCGTTTTGCGCCTTTTCCAGCGCGGCCTCGGACTTTTGCAGGGCCGTTTCCAATTTCAGTATCTTTTCAAGGGCGGTGCCGTGCTCTATGGACAGCTTGGCGAATTTTTCCTTATCTTTGTCCTCTCCCTTGTCCTCGTCATCGTCTTCTTTTTCAGATTCTTTTTCGGAGTCCTCGTCTTTTTTGTCCTTATCGTTGTCCTCGTCCTCGTCCGAATCAACCTTGCATAGGCTGACAAGGGCCTCCGGGTTGCATGGGCGGTCAACAAGGGATATTTCCGTTAGCTGAATGCCGGTGATTACGGAGCCGTCCGCGCTGTCGCGCTCGGTGACGCGCCCGCCGATGGAAAAGCCCTTTAATACGTTTTCTTCCACCTTTTTCACTGTGGATGGGTCAACGATCTTGGCTTCTATGGTGGTTCTGCCGTCTGGCCCGACGTCGCATTTGAGCGCAACGCCCGCCGCGATGGGCTTGTGCATCTCGCGTATGGCCCCGAATTTCATGTAGTCGGGGATCGCCGCCTTCATCGCGGCTGCTTTTATGGTTTCGCCATCGCCGTCTATGGCCTCGCTGGATGCAATGCCGCTGACGATGATGGTGCCGTCCGGCTGCTTCTCGGCCTTTTCAAAGGCTCCGTAAAGTTTGATTTTTGGTTTCATTGTCCTTCTCCCTTTGTGGTAAGCAATTGACAATGGACAATTGACAATTGACAATGTTGGAAATTGTTGCGGCTGCGCCGCGTCTATGTTTATGCCGAATGGTCACGCGGCAAGGTCATTCGCCGCTTGAGCTCGGGACGAGCATCCTTTGGCCTGTTACGTCTAGTGCTAGGGCATGGAAAAGCTTCTTAAATGCTAACTGGGGGTCCGCTCGGGCCAGCCGCGCATGCGCGTCTAACCCATTTAAGCCGCCCAAGTGCTGCTGGCATTTGAGGCTGCCCCGCAGCCTCAAATGCTCATTGCACTAGGGCGTCTTCCCCCAGACCCCCGGGCTGCATACCCAATCTCCTTTCTCACTTCGTCCACGTCCAGTACGCCATTTGCCAAGTAGATCGCGTGTATCTCGGCCTGCTCTTTGGGCTGCAATGCGTTCTTCTGCACCCAGACAAACTCTAAATTCGGCTGGCCGTAAACCTCGGTGATGATTCGATCCATCAGGCCCTTGAGCCAATTCTTTATCGGCTCTAGTCCGCTGCTCTTGGCTGTCTCTTCCGCCACTTCCGCAGTGGCGCGGTTCACCTGCGCCACCAGCGCCTGCGGGCTGATGTTGAATGCGAAACAGATGACGCGGGCCAGCCATTCATCGTATTGATCCTTCAGCGCCGCGTCTTTCGTGTTTATGGGCTGTATGCCGCCGGGTATGAACGTGGCAAGACGGCGGTTGTTTATGTTCCCCTCGCTGTATAGGCTGTTCCACCACGTCTGGAACTCCTTGATCTGATTCGCTTCCCAGCTATCGGGAACCCCAAAGATGTAATCGGGGACGCTGCCCACTGTGTAATAACTGAGCTGGTGTGCCTGTCGGCGCAGGGCGATATTCACTGTCATCATCACCTGTTCCACAGGCGAATAGCCATATACCTTGTAAGCGCGGACGTTGCGGGGCGCATAGTATAATTCGCCCTTTTGGAAGTTGGCCACGACAATGCCATGAAGGACTTGCTGATACGCGGGCCCGTCAATGGGCGTGCGGCCTGTTTCGTCCAATACCCGCTTGATTGTCGCGCCGTCAACTATCTCCAAACTAAACGGATCGCCGCCCTTGGTTCTGCGCGGATAGATGGTGGCCGCGTCCGTGACCAGCAATTCCTCCAGTAGCATGCGCTGCCACTGGTGCCAAGTGTGCTCCCTGTCTGGGGTCAGCAGGTCAACTAGGAGCCGCCTGCTGGCCGCGTTTTCGTCACCGTCCCGCGTCTGCACCAGCCACTCGCAGAACTCCAGTTCGTCCTTACGGGTTTCGATGGCCAGCCTAAGCAGGTCGTAATTGTCGGCCAATGCCCTAAGCTCGGCGAATGTCGCGCCCTCGCCCATCTTGGGGGCCCAGCGCATGTTGAAAGCCGTGGGGTAGTCAAACGCCCTGCCAGCCGTCCGCTGCGCCGCCGGGTATGGCGGCGTTCCGGGGCCGAACCACTCGCCGTTCATGGCATAGTCATGGAGTCCGCTGGGGGAAGGGGGCTTGGCGGTGTTTTGAGTTGTTTGGATCATGGGACACCTACAAACGAATTGACAATTGACAATGGTGGTTGCGGGCTGGCGCCCGCGTTAATTTTTTTTATTGCGGATTGAGCGCTTGGTGCCGGGCGAGCATTGTTCCCGCCTGTAGTGCCTGTCTCGGATGCATCTCAAATTGACAATTGACAATGGACAATTGTGGATGCAGCCTTTGGCCGCGCTGGTTTTCTTGATTGGGGGGACGGCTGTTTGGCTGGCGGCGGGAACGCAATCTTAACGAAGAGCAAGGCATTTGCCGTGCGCATAGTGAGGCTTTATCAGCATCTGGCTGACAAAAAAAAAGAGTTTGTCATCTCCAGACAGCTGCTGCGGAGCGGGACTAGCATCGGTGCCAACGTCAGAGAGGCCGTGCAGGCCCAAAGCCACAGGGACTTCGCCGCGAAGATGGGCATCGCTTTGAAAGAGGCATCGGAGTCGGAGTACTGGCTGGAACTGCTGGCCGAGACCGATTATCTGACGGAAAAAGAGTACGCATCTATGGCCAAGAGTTGCGGCGAGTTGAACAAACTGCTGACCGCCATAGTGAAGACAGCCAAAGGGAAAGGGCGGTAGCTCCCAATTGAGCCTCTTGCAAAACTCTTTGTTTTGGACTATGTGGCTCTGATAACCAAATTGACAATTGACAATGGACAATTGACAATGGTGGATGCGGCTTACAGCCGCGCCGATTCTCTTAATTGGGTAGCCCCCTATTGTGTGGCAGCTTTCAGAAAATGGATAGGGAATTATGGGCAATAGTAGCAGGGTTTTGCAAGTGCCTACATTGTCCATTGTCAATTGTCCATTGTCCATTGCCATCACCTCCCTCCCGTCAGGAAGAACCCGGCTATTGTGACGGCGACGGAGACTACGGCGCCCGTCACCGCCCCCGCGACGGCCGACTTCTGCTCGACGTGCCGCAGTCTGGCGTCAATGCCGTCCAGCTTGGCGCTGGTGTCCATGTTGAAGCCATGGATGTCGCCCTCGATGCGTTCCAGTTTGCCCTCTATACGCCCAAGGGCGCGGTAAACGTCGCCGCCGTGGCCCGTGGGCGGGTCTGTTTCGGCCATCATTATTGCCAT